ACGAAATTCACTATCAATGATTTGCCATCGGATTTGGAAAAAGTACGAAATGGTATTGAACGACGGATTCCACTTTCCGCAGGAAACTTCAATAAGAAAATAGATGGTACTGCGTTAGAAAGAGTGAATAAACTTGCGGGAAAAACTAAGGATTACTACAAAACAATCGTCAGAGATTGGACTTCCCAACTCGGAACCCTCGGTTCAGGAAATCATTTTATTGAACTATCACTCGACCAGAATGATGAACTGTGGGTTGTCCTCCATTCAGGCTCGCGCGGTATTGGAAATAAACTAGCAGAAAAGCATATCAAGATTGCACAGAAAATGATGGACTCCATGTTCATTACGCTGGCGGATAAAGACCTCGCGTATCTGCCAGAGCATACAAAAGAATTTGATGAATACATGTATGACCTTTTGTGGGCGCAAGAATTTGCTCGTCTGAATCGTGAAGAAATGATGGATAGAGTACTCAAAGAACTCTCTTACACGTTTTTCAACGAAGACGGACATCAGAAAGAAATTGAAGTGGGAAGAATCAATTGTCACCACAACTTCACTCAGCTCGAAAACCACATGGGAAAGAACGTGTGGGTGACTCGCAAAGGAGCGATACAAATGATGCCAGGACAGCTTGGCGTTATCCCAGGTTCGATGGGTACTCGTTCCTACATTGTTTCAGGACTTGGAAACCCGCTTTCCTATATGTCAGCTCCTCACGGAGCTGGGCGAAGATTCTCTCGCTCTGAAGCCCGTCGCCGTTTTACAATGGATGATTTTGAGCGAGAAATGGATGGGATAGAATGTCGCCACTCGCTTGAGCTTATTGATGAAATTCCATCAGCGTATAAGGACATTGACGAAGTGATGGAGAATAGTAAGTCTCTCGTATCTATTTTGTATGAACTTCGGCAGATAGTTAATATAAAAGGGAACTGATATGCCTACTGAAACACAAAAACTAGCAGAGATATACAAAGAAAGAGAAGAAGAAGCCGCAAAGAAATCACTCTCACTTGCTGCGTTCCCAATGCTCGTCCAACTCGGAAAGCTCGGACCTATCTATCCGAAATGTGTTGAGAACATCTTTGTTATTCTTACCCATCATCCAAAATTCGCGAGTAGCTTCCGTTTTGATGCCTGGACAAATAAGATGGAGATAAAGAAGGATGGGAAGTGGAAAGACCTGGAAGATTCTGATATTACCCCTATTCAGCGTGATATTCAGCGAATGTACACTCAATTTTCCACAGTTGGAAAGGAATTGATACTGGATGCTGTCTACGATGCCTGCCGAGCGCATACATTCGACCGCGCGACTGATTATATCCGAAGCCTGGAATGGGATATGGTTCCCAGACTCGACTCATGGATTTCCGTCGTCTACGGTACTGAAGATACCGACTATACACGCGCCGTTGGCTCTAATTTCTTCAAGGGTATGGCAAAGAGAATCATAGAGCCTGGATGCAAATTCGATACGGTTATGATTTTAGAAGGTAAGCAAGGTGTCGGGAAATCTACGAGCCTCTCCATAATTGCGTCACCAAAATGGCATCTTGAAACAACATTAAGCACCGGAAGCAAGGACTTCTTCTCTCAATTCCAGGGCAAGCTCATCGTCGAGTTTTCCGAAGGGGAATCGCTCAATCGGAGCGAAACAAAGCAGATGAAAGCTGTTATTTCAACGGCTGTTGATACTTACAGACCAGCATACGGCCGAATCGACAAGGATTTCCCTCGCCGTTGCGTTTTCGCGATGTCAACGAACCAAGAAGGCGAATACCTCAAAGACGAGACTGGGAATAGACGATTTTACCCAATAGAGGTCTCTGACAATATCAACCTCAAATGGCTTAAAGAAAACCGTGATAATCTCTTCGCAGAAGCACTGTATCGTGTCGAAGTCTTTGAGGAACCAGTGCACAAATACCCAGAATCAGCAAAGATGATACAGGCCAGCAAAATGATTCGTTCTCAATACGAAGAAACTGTCGGAAAATGGCTAGAAAACCCAGTCGGTCTTAATGGATACAAAATAAACATCGAAGATGGTCTTTCTATATCAGATATTTGGTTCTACGCCCTTCATGGGGATAAGTCTCGATTTACTAAACGAGATGAAATGGCAATCGCCCTCGCTCTGAAAGGATTAGGGTATGAAAAGTCGCAAAGAATGGTAGAGGGAAGAAGAAAAATGCTCTGGTATAAAATAGGCTCAACAGAGCCATTGTTATAGGTAGGTATGGGAGGTGTAGTAGGTGTAGTAATTAAAAAAAGGCTTAAACAATACTGTTAACAATACCTACTATACCTACTATACCTATATATATAATAATATATTTATAAAATGAGTAATGTAGGTGATACAGAAACAGAAAAAAGAAACTATTGAAAGTTTGATAGTAGGTGTAGTAATTAAAAAAATAAAGTGTCGTTTGGAGCTTATACAAGCCTTGAAATGGGGTGCAACACCTCAGTGCAATAGGTGTAGTAATTTCATATATTATAACACATTGTGGATAACTAATCAAGAATTGTGGATAACTTTATGAAGATAATACAGTTTGAGATTGTTGAAGAAGAGGGTAAATTTGTTGTTTTAGGGTTGGGAGATGATAGTAAGATGTATTTTTGGGATGTAAATAAAAGTAAGTGGGAAATATATGGAAAAAATGACTGAAATACAACAAATTGAGTTTGATTGTTTCGTTCATAACACGAAAAAGGCTTGGTTAAGCGAATTATCTTACTTAAAGAAAGAAATTCTTACTTGGAGTAAGGAAGAAAGTGTTAAAGAGTTCGCTAAACAAGCCAAAAAACGCTTTTGTGAAGCGTCGATAGAGATTTTGGAAGAAGCCCTGACCAGAAATAGGGAATTATATAAAGAAATATGCAAGGATGAGACTGCTCACTGGATGCTCGCTATTATTGAAGAAAATGCTGCTGACATTAAAAAAAGGATAAGGAAGTACAAAACTACCATTGAGTACCAAAACTCCAGCAGAACCGATTTTATTGATGATTATGACATAGCCAGAGCGAAAGAATACCCGATTGAGCAAATAGTTGAGATTGGACATAATAAAAGAGCCAAATGTTGCTTTCATAATGGCGAAGATTTCAATATGGGAATTAAAAATAATATCGCCCGCTGTTTTGTTTGTAATAGAAGTTCAGATAGTATTGGGGTGTATATGTCTGTGCATGGCTGTGGATTTGTGGAAGCTGTACGCGCCTTATCTTAAAAAATAGCCGTAAAAACGAAAAAAAACGCATGCCATAGGCGTTTTAGGAATCGTGTTTTGTTATGTGGATAACTTGTGGATAACTTTATTTTATTTTCTCCCACTCTTCGTCGAGTGTAAAATTCTCTTTGGTAAATTTGCATTCCTCAGTTTTTTCATGTGGTAAAAATCGTATACAAAGCGTACAAAATCCCTCTTCCTCTTTCTTTTCTAGCCATTCTCTGCGTTTTATCGCTTCTCTGAATTGTTTTGATTGCATAAAGTTATTTTTTAGAATACAAAAAAACCGATACTGTCTAGCATGTATCGGCATTTTGCTTTTTGGCTTTTTATATGGAAAGCGACTTCGGGATAACACTTTCAAAAATGACCTCTTCTCCTTTGTCATTTTTTACCATGTATTCCGACCCGCTCAAAACTTCCACGCTTTCGCCTTTTTGCTTTTCGCCTTTTTCTGGTACGTTGATATAAATTACGTCGCTCATTTTCTCGTGCCACTTGCCGAAAAAATAATGCTCAACCGTAAAATATATCTGACCAATTTTCTCGTCGTTCATCACTCGCACTCTGTAGCTTGGTGTATTCTTATCTATGATATTGTACACCGTTTCTAAGTACTCGTTCCCCCCTTGCCCCTTGCTTGCTCTCTCGGTTGTCGTTGTTGCGTATAGCTTCATATTCTTAATTGATAGGATTAGTATTTTCTTGCTGTATGTTCCATTGCTTCGATAAGTCAAGGTGGTTGATAATCCAGTGCCTTGCCTCTGTTTCGTCGATGAATAACTTCAAGAAAAACTCGTCATCCGTATCATTGAAAATACGAAAATACTTTTTTTCATCTGTCATAATATTCTATTTTTAAGAAACAGCGCTAGAAACTGCGGGCTTTAGACCCTATTGAACGCCCGACCCATTCGGACGCTCTGAGGGGCTACAAGTTACGAAAATAGTGGCCGTCTACCTCGAAATAGTCAAACATCAATTCACGTGCAGCATACTCCCAATCAATACAATATAGAGGCCATTCCGTCCCTATCTCTACCACTGTTTGCTCTGCCATATCTTGAGCAAAAGCCTCGTCACTGTCAAAATCCCCACAATATGCCTCATCTGCTTCCTCTGCTGTAGCATATTCTGCGCCTACACCGTGAATATAGGCTTGATTTATCTCTGGTCCTAAGTTGTTTTTCTCACTCATTTCTTCTGCTTGCTTTGATATTTCTGTCATACTCTTTTTATATCGGGAAGCCGTCCCGTGGCGGTTATTTTATTGCATTTTCTCGAAAATTAAGTCTCTTTTTCCCCACTCTGCCGCATTTTTGGAAAACCATGCAGCCATTTTCTTTTTTCTCGCCTTTTCTTTTTGGTCTATTTCCCACGCTTCGACCAGAGCGCGGGCTTGTGTCATTGTTCCGTTCCACGTTGATTGATACTGTTTCATAGTGTTTTTTTTAGTGACCAGTTACACGCATAACCTGCGCATTGTAAGCCTCGGTGTTGTCTGGGATAATCAGCCAGACCCCAAGGAGAAGGAGAATTATGCCGACGACTCGTAGGAGCTCAATCATGATTTTTACTTAGTAATTATGGGAGAGAAGGGAAGCGGTGGCTATGGGTTATATATATGTATTGCCCCGCGACAACTTCCGTTCTCTCATGTATACAGTGTAGCATACGCACGGCATTTCTGTCAATAGCTTCCTACTGTATACGTTCGCCTTGGCTTATATGAGCCATATAGAGTATTATGTTGTATAATCATCATTATATGATATATTTTTTGTAATATTATACATATATAGAGAGAAGTGGGGGGGGCGGTGTTGCTTAATCCGTAGGATGGTTAGGGTATCCCCGTCCCCAATCACAAAATTTTTTCAAATCCGTCCTTCCTCCAAATTTTTTCCAAAATTTTTTCAAAAACTTGCCTAAATACACAGCGTATGCTATACTCTGGTAATGAAAACACACAAAAAAAACATCTTTATCCAAGATTCCGGCATATTTTACAATGAATTTGTCGTTTGCACCGGTATTTCCGCAGAAGAATTGAAAAAATATGCTGAAAAAGAAAAATTCAATAAAAATTTCTTTAAGTTTATTTTTGATGATTGCGAATACCAAAAGCCAGAGAAGCTAATGGCACATACATATTTTAATACAGAATCAAATGTCGTATATCTGGTTTCTTTCCCTGATTTTGAAGACACCTGGGATTTTTGGAACCATGTTTTGCATGAAGTCGTCCATGTTGTTCAAGCGAATGAGCGAAAACACGGATTATGTAAGGAAGATGAAGCCAGAGCATATCTCACGGAATATCTTTTTACGAATATCAGGCGTAAACTGATGAGTGGTAAATATAAATTCGTAAAATAATATGAAACTTACTAATAAGCAAGCACAAGCAGCGGTAGTGTTGTTAAATATAGCAAAAATAGTTCTTACAGTGTGCATGTTTTTCTGGTTTGGTCTCTGGGCTGGTATTGCTAGTTTGTTTCTTGCGACTACATTTAGAATTAAATAAACTACTATGGACATATCACAAATGATTTTAGACCATATGATGAGTATTTGTGAATCTCATGGACTATCGGTTGTTGGGAAAACACTTGCAATGGATGCCTCGACTGTTTTTTATGTTATGAACCAGAAAAATGAGAGAGTATATTCTGTTTCTATCGCTCGTTCATCTGGAGGAGGATTTGATTTAGAGGATATTATTTCTCTCTTCGATTCAACAGCTACATTCGCAAAAAAAGAACAAAAGAAATGCAAGCAGAAAGAAAAAAACGTTTTCCGAAAAATTGTAAGTGGCCTCTTGAAATTTCTCCGCTAACTGGGCTTCCGAAAGAATACAATTACGCTACTGGTGATAAGAGGAGATATAATAAACGGTGGATTTTACAGCGTGCGCTTGATGCTGACTTCGCTGATAGAGAACGTGTAAAGAAGAAAAAATTGCATTGGCGAGATAAATTATGGGTTGTACTCACTATGGAACAGAAAGATGAGGTAGAAGCTGCAAAGTACGCATACGGGTTGACTAATGACAACTCTGAAAAAGCGCGTAAATTCGCGTTTGCTATTTCTTCACGGAATAAAAAAAATCCGCTCATTCGAGAATACGCGCAGGATATTGCACAAGAAGCTGGGAAAACAATTATTGACTTGTCGAAAAATGCTGATAAGGATTCTGTTCGGTTAGCAGCAGCAATTGATATTTTAGACCGTCTTGGATTTAAAGCTCCAGAGAAAATTGAAATTGATGATAAACGGGAACTGACTGATGAGGATAACCTGGCTATTTCTAATGTCATCAGTATTTTGCATCCAAAAGTATCCGATGCAGAAATTATTGAAGAAAACGTATGACTATTTTTTTAAAAAAAAATGAAAAAGTTTAACGCGAAGAAAACAGAGTATAGAGGAGAATTATTCTCCAGTAAGTTTGAAGCACAATGTGCATTTGAATTAGACATGAGACTCGCGTCAAACGAAATTCTTTCTTGGGAGACACAAGTACAAATACCACTTATCGTCAGTGGTTACGTTGTCGGGAATTATAATATTGATTTTGTTGTCATACGAAAAGACGGAGTTAAAGAATACATAGAAGCCAAAGGATATGCAGGAGATACCCCAGTATGGAGGCTTAAATGGGCTATTCTCGAAGCGATGGTAGCTTCAAGCGGCGAGAACGCGATTACAAAGATAATGTGGCAGGGAACTCCTGGCAGAATACGGAAAATCAAAAAAATACAAAAAAATAAATGCTCACGAATGAAATCCTAGCGCAAGCTCTGGAAAGAATATCAAAAATGACTCCGCAAGCTCGGGTCATGACTATTAAAAATTCTCAATACGGAGAAGAGTTATTCATGGGATATTATTTTTCTGAATACATTAAATATCCGTTCGCTCCATTCCATTTTGAAATGTTTCAGGATTGGCGTGATTTGCGTGATGGTATAATTCGTGAATTGGCATGGATTGTCTACCGTGAAGCCGCAAAGTCTTCCATCGCTAAAGTGCTACTGACAAAAATGGTTTGTTTCAATGAACGGGCATATCTGAACGTAGACTCATTCGATAAGAGTAACGCTGAAAACTTCCTTTTTGATATTGCTCAAAACCTTTTGACTAACCGGAGAATCATATCTGATTTTGGACAACTGTACGATAGAAAACGGTCTACGGAAGAGTTGACCCGTACTCGAATGGATAACTTTTTGACCAAGAATAATGTGCTTGTAGAAGCTCATTCGATTGCTGAATCGGTTCGTGGTCGTATCTTCGGACATGAGCGACCTTCGTGGTTATGCCTGGATGATTTTGAGACAAACAAGACGAAAGACTCGCTTGCTTACACGACTTCAACTCGTGGTCATATTGAAGAATTTGCGTCTGGTCTTGCTTCAAACGCTGGTATTTTGTATCTCGGAAATTATATTACGAAAACTGGAGTCGTTCAGTGGCTTATGGATAGGGCGAAAGAAGACCAACGAATTAGAATCCGCATGGTTCCAGCTATTGAAAACGGTGAACCAACTTGGCCGTCAAAATATGCGCTGACAAATGAAGAGGCTGAAAAAACGAATAAGGTATCGCTTGAGGATAAGCGGAAACAGCTTGGCACTGTTGTTTTTGAAACAGAAATGATGAACAACCCGATTGGTTCAGAATATCAGGTGTTCAAAAAAGAAATGTTCCACCGTATTTCGCTCGATGAAGTTTTGAAAAAAACATGTCGTGTATTTTTAACTCTTGATACGGCTATTTCACAGACAAAAAATGGAGATTATACTGGTGGCGCAATTAACTTTGTTGACATGGAAGGAAAATGGAATATAATGGCAATCAATAGGAGAATGACACCGAAACAGCTTATTGATTTTGTTTTTGAGATACATAATAAGTATCATCCTGAACAAAATGGTATAGAAAAGACTACGTTCCAGATGGCGTTGAAGGAATTTTTTGAAGAAGAGATGCGGAAGAGGAACCAATATCCAGTCATGGTAGATTTGCTCCATGGTGGGAAGAAAAAAGAAGAGCGTATACGCGGTTCTCTTCTCGGACGCTATGAATCTGGTTCAATCAATCACATTGATGGATATTGTGAAGAATTGGAACAACAGCTTTTAGCTTTCCCCAATAGTGTACATGACGACGTTATTGATGCTCTTAGTTATCAAGACCAAATTGCGCAATCACCATTCCAACAAGTATTGACAAAAGTTACCCCGCATGTACCACAATCTTGCGCATAATTTATATGTATTGTATACTGTAGAAAAATACAAAAACTGTTGTGAAAATAACGTGCCGGAATTTCATTGACGAACATGGTCAAGGAACTGTAAAAGTTGCTGAGGGTGTTTCGTATAAAATGAAAGAGGTAAATAACGAGTCGTATCGCCTCTACAACGGACGTTCAAAAGCAGAAAAAGATGCAGACGGATTGCAGATGATAATGATAAATATAGCGTGGATTGTATATCGCACGCTTTTTTATGGTTCTGATATTGATACCAAGGATGCACAGCTCAGAAGTCTAAACGGGAAAGGTATTGGAACACTTTCATTCCTCCGAATGGCAATGGTGTCACATTTGAACCGGACTGGTTTTGGAGATTTCATTGACGATGTGCGTTCCGACATGTCAGCTTTTGGTTCTGTCCTTATTAAAATGGTTGATGGAGTACCAAAAACAGTTGATTTACGAAATGCAGTTATCCCAGCTCATTCGAGTAATGTACAGAAAACTGGTCTTGTTGAACATCAATACTGGACGTATGATGAGTGTCTGAACCACAAGGAAGACTGGGGAGATAAAAACTGGGCTATTGTCGAAAAGATTTTTGAAGCAAATTCTGTTACTGGAATCTTCCAAGTAAAAATAGATGATTTTTGGACATTCCGTGAAATGGAAGATAAGAAAGTGCATAAGGTCTGCGAACGGTCGCTTGACATGACGAATATTGACCCGAAGATTTTTGATGATAATAACCAATGGTCTCCATCGCTTGTTTTAGAAACATTTAAAACTCCGAAGAAAAAGCGTCGTGCGACTGCCTATCTTCGGAAAAAATATGGTGAATACGAAGAACTTTTCCCATATCTTTATTTCCCATTTATTAAAATTAAGGGTCGCGGGCAGGGAGTCGGTGTATTTGAAATCCTTGCTGGGTTAAATACACTCTATAATGAACGATGGTACTACTCTCGAAAGAAAGACATCCTCGATTTGACATCTATTATTGTCCATAAGGTAAAGGACGGAAATCGTTCTTTGGAACAGCAAAATCTTGCGAATATTACCTCTGGAGCAGTTGTGCAAATTGGAGTCGACGAGGATTTGCAGCGTCTCATTATTGATACAAAAACTGGCGAACTTATTGCTTCTACTGATAAACTGTTTGAAATTGCTCGCCAGATTGTTGGAATCACGGCACAAGGAGCTGGACAGGATATGCCAGCGACAACGACTGCTACCGTTGCTATTGCAAACAAACAAACTTCTCAAAATACCTATGACTTCCTTATTGAGCGCGTCTCAATTTGCCTGAAACAACTTTTTCAGGACTTTTATCTTGAACAGATAGTCGACGAACTTACAGAGGAGGAAGTAGTATCTATCACCGGTTCAACTCGTGAATTAGAAGAGTTGGATAAAATGCTTGTTGAAAATTATGTAAATCAAGCTGTTATCAATGAATACAATTCTACCGGAGTGTACCCATCACAAGAAGAGGTTGCGTTCATAACACAAGGTGCATACGCCGGATTGAAACGACTTGGTAAGAATCGTTTCCCGCAGATTAAAAAACAAATTCTGAAAGATATAGATTACTATGTCGAGTTCTACATCAATAATGAAGGATTTGACAAAGCTGTGAAGATTCAAAATCTCATGCAAATTCTCCAGATGAATACGACTCTTTCCCGTGAGCAAATTGAAGCAGTTATCATTGACGCTATGGGTGAAAATTCAAAGCAATTTGAGAAGACAGATGAAGAGAAGAAACGAGAAGCGGAAATGATGCAGGCGCAAATGCTCGCAGAAGGAAAACCAGTAAACCCGCTGCCACAAGACCAACAATTTCAAAATGCTAATGCACCAATACGACGATGAAAATAATACAGAAAGACGAATCAATAAAAGAGGAAGAAGATGAAAAGAAAGCATATCTTTTGAGACTTCAATCTGACAAAAAATTCCAAAAACACTATGTTGATGGTATTATTCTCCCTGTTTTGAAAAACCTGCGTGATTTGAAATGGCTATACGCGAACGAGGAAAAATTGGTGGCAGCTACGGATGAAGAAATAGCTGATATTATCCGAAATAATCGCGTAAATTACTCGGCATTGACAAAATTATTGTTCCCAATTATAAGTGAAGACAGGAAAGAACTGCTCTGATGCTTGCGTATATTTTAATTATGGTGTAATATACAAGTAGAATTAACAACCTGTAATCACTACAAGTTTCCGATGCTTTTTGTCGGTATAATGTTTGTAGTGATTCATTATACCTACGAAAAGTGTCAGAAATGGCACTTTTTTGTTATTAAGAAAAAAAGTATGTTGCCAGAAGAAACCCCAAACCAGAACCAGGAAGCTCCGGCTAAACCTGTTGACGGAGGAGAATCAGATGAGCAGAAGGAGTTTAATAAGTTGTTTGAGGGAATTGACCTTGACGACGAAAATGCTGATATTGAAGAGTTGAAATCTCAAGTCGAAAATATCAAGAAAGGAGCTGCAAAGTTCTTTTCTGAAAAAGGCATGAAGAAAAACGAAAAGAAAGAAGAGCCTAAACCAGCTATTAAGCAGGAAGACGCTTCCGACCTTGAAGTTATTTTCTTTGAAGGTAAGCCAGAGTCGAAACTTGTTGAAGATGATTTGAAAGCCATTGCGAAAGCTAAGGGAATTTCCGTTATCCAAGCATGGAAGAATGAGTCATGGATTCAAGAAAAAGCGAAGGCACTCCACGCAGAAAAAGTTGAAAAAGAGAAGAATGAAGGTCGAATTGGAGACCCATCGGAGAATATCGAAATTGGAAAAGATGCTGCAACAAAGGCATTGGAAAACAGTTTTATCAGTAATCTTCCGAAAGGATTTTCAGCGGCCACACCAAAGTATTAAATAAATAGAAAAAAAATATGGCTGCAAAATTTGTAATCACCAATTCCGAAAGGCTCCGTACTATTATGGCTCCTATCGCTACTGGTACTGCTATCGAATATGGAGACCTCGTTGCTGTATCTTCCGGTCTTATTGTAAAGGCTGCTGCTGCATCTACCGCAGTTGCTTATTGCGTAAAGGCTCACCCTGCTAACTCTGGTACTCAAATTCAGATTACCGAAGGGAATAATTTCACGTTACGCGGAACGATGGATGTTGTATTCGCTGCTGCTTATCGTGGTGTTGAATACGATATTAACGATACGACCCAGACAATTGACCAGGGTGGTACTACCACTAAAGTTCTCAAAGTTTCTATCGGTGAAGATGCTGGAGTTGTCGGTTCTGCAAGTAATGTGCTCGTGCGAATTAACAAGCCAATCTTCTAATTAAAAAACTGAAACAAAAACTATGTTATCACAAGATGCAGTAGCACTGAACGTCAAAGGGATTAGCGATGTTTTCAAGAACGCCGCTTCCAATGATATTCTTCGCCACAAGGAAATCCCAATCTTTAATATGAAGACTGGAACGACACTCTCTGAGACCTTTACTTCTCGTGAAGGGATGAGCGGTGTCAAAGAACTCGCTGAAAATGAAACTCCTCCATCGCTCGCTGGTATGGTTGGCCCTTCGACCACCATCACCAAGAAGACGTATGGTGGTGCAATCGAAATTACCCGTGAAATGCGACTCCAGGCTGGTGACAGCACTGTAAAAGTTGGTGAGTACGTCAATGACGCTGCTGCTGACCTTTTGCAGGCAAATCGCATGAAGTTCCTCAACGTCATATACGGAATGTTGAATGATGGTTTTACTGGTGCCACTTATCTGTGTCCAGATACGAAGGCTCTCTTCGCAATTGACCACGCTTGGGCTACTGGTACTACGTTCTCGAACAAAGGTACCGCTGCTCTCTCACTCTCCGCTTGGGAAGCTGTTGAGAAAATCGGTGGTGCGTTTGTCGATGGAAACGGCGTGTATTTCCCATTGACATTTGATACAATCATCGTGAAGATGGGTTCGAGTGCTGCAACAACCGCCAAAAAGCTCTTTGCTGAGAAGATTGTTCCAGTACATGTTGCTGATGTGAATATTTTCCAAGGTGGAAAAGTTCGCATTGTTGAGACTCCTGGTATGACTTCTGATACCGCTTGGATTGCATACGACTCACAGTATCGTTCTCCTCTCTATATCGGTATCACCAACATGCCATATCTCGATGAGCCACTCAAGCAAAAGAACGGTTCTGTTTGGACGAACTGTTTTGGAGATTACAAGGTCGGTATCAACAACTTGCCTTACATGCTCTACGGTTCTGATGGTACTGTCTAGTCGCTAGATAGTAGTAGAATACTGGCGGGGTGAAATTCCCCGCCCCTAAATGGATATAAAATAAAATATCATGGCCTCAAAATACGAACACGTAAGTACCGGAGGTGGTTTCAAGGTAGCACAGCAAGTATCTGGACAGGGAAGGGTAGAAACTCTTGTTCTCCAGGCTGTAAAAGTTCCTTTGACAGCGGCTCAAATTATTGGTATGTATGCTGCTCCAGTGTTAGTTGTACCTGGGGTAACTGGTAAATCAATTTACATTGATAGTGTTACTTTCGACATAACTCGAACTGCAACTGCATTTACTGGTGGTGGAGTAGTAAACGTACAGTACGATAGCACTGTAAACGGAGCTGGTACATCAACGCATGCTGATATTACGGCCGCTACTGTGACTGGTGCTGCTGGTACAACGCATACCAACAAGATTCCTCTCGTTCAAGATAACATTGCCGCAGCCTCAATCGAGGGGAAGGGTCTGTATATCTCAAATAAAACAGCTGCTTTCGCTGCTGGTACTGGGACTGCTACCGTTACTGTTTTCTATCATGTTATCTAATATGAAAGGAAAGAAAAATGGTGGTAAAAAGTGCTAACAAAAACAAAAATTAAAAGTAGAGGGAAGGGCGAAAGCTCTCCCGATGGATTTCTTGGAGTCATATCCATGTTCGATTCATGGAAAATCCACACTTAATATAAAAAACTATGTCTCAATTATACCAAGTAGACGGAAAGTGGATGACAATAGACCAGATTCATGCATTAAGAAGCAAAAAAGAAGAAGTGGTTGTCGAACCGATTGAAAAAATAGTTTCTGAAGAAGAAAAAGAGGTTCTGACAGTAGAGGATGTGCTTTCAGTAGACGAAGAACTACCAAAGGAAATTATGTTCGATGGTGTTCTCGATGTATCTGAATTGGAAAAATGCACTATTATGGAACTTCGTGATATTGCGAAAGAACATGGAATTACTGTAAAAGGACAACCGAGTAAGAAAACTCTTATAAATCTTCTAATACAAAAATAATGAAACAAACAAAAGTAATTACTGCTCTAAGCGCAGTTACGGCCACAGCGACTTCTGAGGCTATTGACGTGAAATACGCAGAAAAAATTACTCTCTTGCTTACTCGCGCAAATCATAGTGCTGGAAGTTCTGCGTTTACGGTTACTGGTTCTGTTGATGGAACGACGTATGTTGCACTCAATACGCTTATTGATAATGTGACAAATACAAATGTTCAAACACTTACTCGTATTGCTACTAAAACACTTTCTGCTGATGGAAGCGCGCTCGTTGCTTTAGATTTGGAACAGTTCGGATATTCATTCATCAAAGTTACTGTAACTGAGGCAACTGATGGAACTCACAGCGCAGTCGTATTGGTAGAATACTAAAAAATGAATACAGCCTCAATTTACACTCTGACGCGCGATATTCTTGGGACAAACTCTGCTGTTCTGTCAGATTCAAAATTGCTCGAATGGCTGAATATTGCTCTTGGAAACAGAACACTTGATATTCTGAAATATCAGGTTGATAGAAACGCTTCGATTGAGATGGCAAAGACCAATCTCGTTGATACGACATCACTTGTAGAGGGAGATAACGGTTACGATGGAGAATATGCTTTTCCGACAAATTTACTTCGTCCACTCAGAATGGAAATTTCGTATGATGGAATTTCATTTGTACCGGCAACGGTTTATGACATTGGAGAAAGCGAAGATAGCGAAATATCATTGACAAATAGCAAATACTCAGTAGCAGAACCAGGAGTTCGGTTCGAGCGTGAATCATTTTTTATCCGTCCTCTCCATATTACTACTACTATTCCTAACGGAATAAGAATCTGGTTTGAAGAACGACAAATTGCACTCACGGATGGTGGTACTCCTGCATTTGAAGAAAACCTCCACTCTATTCTTGCATTTGATTTGGCTGAAATGGAATTGATGAGACATTCCAGACTCTATTCATCTGAAACCGCTGCAAGAATTAGGAGAGAAGCAACAAAGGCTGAAAATCGGTTTATTGCATTTTACAATGACAGAATGAAACGTAATTTTAAGATAAGTCCGAAAGTTCAGGACTGTTCGTAAATAAATATGGCTACATTCACAAAAATTCAGAAATTTGTACTTAACCTTGGTAATAAGGTTTTTAACCTTGGAACAGACCAGATTAAAGTGGCACTAACAAACACGCTACCGACAGTTGGGACAGACAATCAGTATTCTCATCTTGTCAGTCCGCTCGCAACGACAAATCTTTCAGGCGCAACGCCATTTAATGTTACGACAACGAGTTTCACTCAAACATCAGGAACGGCTAAACTTATTCTTGCTGATTTGATTCTTACGGCAACAGGTACTGTTGGCCCTTTTCGGTACGTTGTTCTTTATTCTGATACAGCAACAAATAAGGAATTGATTGGATTTTATGATTACGGTTCTTCTATAAGTATTCAGAACGGAGAAACATTTACGATAGATTTCGATGGTAGCGCAGGTGTTTTGACAATAGCATAACAGAAATGAATGAGTTTAATACTGCAAGAGGACAACTTCCGTATATTGCAAGAGGACGGATTATACATTTTGAATGAAGAGCCAACGAGCTATACATTCCAGATGTCCGTCGGTTCATTTATATTATCAGGTATTAATACTGGCGTATTTCTGAATAGGTTATTATCGGCAGTGGTTGGTTCGTTTATATTCACTGGGTTATCATCATTACTACTTGTCGGAAGAAAGTTGATAACATCGGTTGGTACATTCACACTCACTGGTATATCTGTGAATTTTGTGAAGATAAGCAAGATGTTTGCTGATACAGTAAATTTTGCTTTAACATTTAGTCCTGCTGACATATTCAAAAATATTGGAATATGGAGGCTCGGTTCAAAATCAGATACGAGTTATTCGTCAGTAGCAAAACCAACAACACCATATTCGCAGATTTCAAAACCAACAACATCGTACTCAACAATAATAAAACCGACAGTTCCAACATATTCCAGGAGAGCTGAAAACCTCGCATACCTATTACAAGAAGATGGATTCAAAATAATGTTGGAAGATGGAAGCTTGCTAAAGATTGACGAAAATATTTGGACTAATATACCTAAAGCGTAACTATGGCGGACTCAAAAATTAGTAATCTAAACGAACTCGCAACAGCTCCAGACGCAGGAGATTTATTTGTTATTGTTGATGTATCTGATACTTCAATGTCTGCGAGTGGAACAACGAAAAAGATACAGTCTAGTAACGTCACTATTTCAGACGCTTCAACGACCGTAAAAGGAAAGGTAGAACTGGCGACGGATGCAGAAGCCGCTACAAGCACTGACACCGTTCGTGCTTTGACTCCTTCAAATGGTCAATCAATTGTCGCTGGAGCTACAGTAGCCGCCGCAGGGAAGACAACCCCAGTTGACGCTGATTCCTTCCCATTAGTAGATTCCGCTGCTTCAAATGTTCTCAAGGAGCTTACTTGGGCGAATGTGAAGGCGACTTTGCTTACTTATTTCAATACGCTTTTTCCAGGGAAAGACGGATGGCAGTCAGTATCCGATTCTTGGACTTACGCATCTGCCGATGCACCAACATTCACCATTACTGTTCCAAGTGGAGCCGCTTCTTTATACGGTGTTGGTGACAGAATAAAACTCACTCAAACGACAGTAAAGTATTTCATTGTCACTGCTGTAGCCGATACGGTGCTTACGGTCTATGGCGGAACGGACTACACACTGGCAAACGCAGCTATTTCTGCTATCTCGTATTCTCACATGAAAGCTCCTATCGGATTCCCTCTTGACCCGCTCAAGTGGGGGGTTTATGTGACTGATACATCATCCAGACTTCAAGCCTCGCCTTCATCTGGGACAGGCTACAACCCTGGAACGACGAACGTACAAATCACTGTCCCAATCGGTTCGTGGAAGTTCGGATACGATGTGAATGCCTATGTGAACAATGACACCGCAACGGACACGAACAACATGTCTATTTCTCTTTCTACTACCAACAACTCTCACTCAGACGTTACGATGAAAAGCACCATCAGAAACTCGGGGGCTTCTGGGAACTGGAATATGGTAATCAATGTTCGGAGAGAAAAATATCTCTTGGTGGCGTCGAAGACCCTTTACTACCTCGTATGTTCCGTCGATGCGGCAAGTGTTGAAAATATCGGATTTCGAGGAGATGTTGGAAACACTAACCTCTTCGCTGTTTGTTCATATCTATAACCCCCTATAAAGAATTAACTAAATTGAGCCAATAGTCTACTGACAATTCTAAAATCAGTAATAAAGATGTAAGTAATGTCCAAAAAATACGCACAATTTACAGTGGGAGAAAATCGTTCACTCAGCGACCAGGCTGGGTTTTTCTCACTGACGAATTGCGACGTACATGGAGATTTGGGTGTATTGCAGAATAATCTCGCACTAGCTACTGAAAGCACGACTCCAAATGAGGATTGTGTGTCAGAAATACTATCCAATGGCGATACATTTTATTTCTCAACGACATCCGGTAAAACATGGAAACGGACAGCAGCCGGAGTGTATTCGCTTGTTAGCACTAATACCAACGGAGCGCATAAAGGATGCAAACTTTGGCAAGGGTATCTCTATTACGCAACGCAATCAAAACTTGGGAGAATTACCGAGGCACTGGCATCTTCTGAATCAACTTGGTCATCGGAATCTGACTCTTGGAACACCTTTGCAACAGCGGGAGCGCATAAACCGATGTATACGATAGGTTCTGGTCTGTATATCGGCGATGGAAATAACGTCTATCTCGTCGATTCCACACATACATTCATTCCTGATGCGCTAGATTTGCCGTCTCAATTCACTATTTCTGCTCTCGATGGTCTATCCGATGATTTGATGATTGGAACTATTATTGGCGCTAACGTACCGTATTGTAAAGTGTTCATCTGGAACCGTATCAGCCCATCGTGGACTGGTGAGGATAGAGTACCAGGAGTAGGAATAAATTGTTTTCTTAAAATTGATAACATGCACGTTTTCCAGGCAGGAACAAAAGGAAGACTGTATTATTGGAATGGTTCAGAGGCGGTAAAGCTCAAGAAAATAAAAGGAGTTACCAGCACGGTCAATCCGTATAATTCTACTGAATTTGATGAAAGAAGCCTGATTGCTATCGGGTCAAAAATATATTCGCTACACAGAGAAGATGGAGATTTTTCTTGGTCTGTAGTTTGTGAATACACTCATTCAGGGACTATTAAATCAATAATTTCCTCGGTCGGCGATTTATTCGTCAGTGGTGGTGGTGTAATAGCTCATATCGGTGCTTCATACGCTACAGCAGTCATTGAAACACCAGAAGCTGATTTAGAGTCACATATTGACTCAAATGGCAACGAAATGGCTTTTACCGGTGTTGTTATTCCCTATCGGAGTGCTGGAACAGTCGGAATAGAGGTAAAAATCGACAATGGAGCGTATGTATCACAAACAGTGGTGAATGACCCAGATAGGAAGGAAATACGCACAGAATCGAATTTTGGATTTGCAAATACGGTACAGGCGAGGGTTACACTCACTGGTTTATCCGTTATTAAATCAATAAATATCGTATGAATACAATAGTATACAAATTGAAGCCTGGTGATAAAAAAGGACAGATGGATAAGGATGAGAGGATAGAGAAAGCAAAAAAGTATATTGAACTGATAAAATTAGAAGGAAAAGTTATTGTATCAGAAGAATGGATGTCTGATAAGGTAGTCATTATAACAGAAGACTAATATGGCTGAATTTGAAGTAACTCCACAACCACTCGATATTCCTACTTCCGACCCGAACGGTGGTAGTTATAAAAATATCAAGGAAATGAAAGTTGGAAATGGAAATTTCTATGTAGACGCTAGCGGAAAATTGGAATTACGAGATTCAAGCGGTAACGTAGTAGTTGTACTTGACCCAAATGGCTAAAGTAAAAATGTTAAAAACTGGCGAAACTGATATAGATTCAACTGATATTTGGAGATTCTGTTTTCATTCTGATTATCCTACCTTAAAAATTGCATTATCAGGAAGCCAGACATTTACAATAGCAGCAGGGAATAATTACGGAGAACATGTTGTAACTCACAATCTTGGTTATAGACCAGTATATATTGCAAATGTAGGGTATTCAACTCGTTCTTACCAGGTACCATCAAATCTCACTCCTTTGTACAATAACGATTATATATGGGTACCGAACGAATCACTCTATGATAGCATAATCAATTTCTATTCAGTTATTGAAAATAATACACTCACAATAGGAGCCAGCACAGCAGATGGTGAGAACGTTGTCAGTACTCAAACGTATACTGCGTATTGGTTAATTTTGTTAGATGAGTTTTGATATGCCAGTATTTAAAATAGCAAAACCAGGAGGCACAGTCGAAGACCCAGAAAAGGATTTATCCTTTACAAGTGACAGAACTTGTATAAATGAGCTTTTTTCTGGGTATGTTGATGTTAATACTGATGGTTCTGGTAATGGTACAGCTGATTTTACACACGACCTTGGTTATAGACCGTCTCATTATTGTTTCGTCCGTGACCCGCTCAATACTGGGAATTGGTATCCACACCAGGATGGGTATATGGGACTGAGTACGAACGTTGACACGACAAAACTCTATTTCGATATACTCGGGAAAGAAGTGAGTTCTACATACAGAGTTTTTTATCAGATATTTGGAAATCAGCAAGAGAATGGCACTGGGTCTGGTAAGAATAATGTGACTGGAAAAATCAAAATAGCAAAGCCTGGGTATAAAGCTGATACAGAGACAGACGCTCGTAACATGCAATTCTTTAGCGGAGGAAACGTGTACAAAGTAGACACGGCATTATCTGGAAGTGAAAGCGTCACTGTTGATGATTACATTGTAGAGACTGTCATACCGCACAATCTCGATTACGTCCCAGTGGCTTTCGTTCTCAATGATTCCACCTATGGTTCTCCTCTTGGTCAGATGCTTCCGTCAACAGTATTTGAGCCTTCATTCTCATATTATATAAATGACACCAACCTCGTTATCATATCGAGTGATGCAATATCTGGTGGGTCTCCATCATTTAACGCCACATTCAAATATAAAATTCTACGCGATAAAATTGCTTAAGACAACCAAATAAGTTATAATATAAATATGATTGACGCACAAGGGAACTACGTTCCAGATGTTACTCCGGTAACGACAACAAATACTCCAATCGCGACTCCGGTTGTGACAAATATGGCAGTCCCAACGCCACAGGATATTTACTCTGCTCAAAATATCCAGCAGGCATCTATGAACCCAGTGGCTATGCCTGACTTGTCAAATGCTTCTGCTATTTATGATTTCTATCTGAATGGAGCTGATGTGAATACTGCACGGACTGCTGCTCAGGCTGATACTGCTGCGTTGGCAGCTGCGAAGGCTACTGCACGAAATCGGCAGATTGCTATTGAGGGAAATCCACTCGAATCACAGCAATTTATTGTCGGACAGCAAGCACGAGCTGGACAGCTTGATGACGCAAAACTTGCTGCCTTGGCTGATGCTGCTGCTGTTTCTTCTGCTAATTATGCAACTGCGAAACAGACTGCTTCTGAAAAAGCTAATGTAGCCCTATCACAGCGAGCAGAAATTGTTGATTATATCAAGCAGAATCCAAATGCAAAGATAAACTTCACTGATACCGTCGAATCGGCAGCTGCTAAGGTAAAGAAATATAATGATAAGGTAACTAAAGATGCAGATAAAAAGGCGAAAGAAGATTACAAGAAAAATCTAAAAGCAACGCTGATGCAACTTGGAATTTCTACTAAGAACGCCAATGGCGGGAGTATGAACACAAAGGCTATGGAGAAGGCTTTGACGGCTTCGTATAAGTCTAAAGCAGATGCTGAAAAGAAGCTTAATGATTTGAAATTGAAGTCAGCTGAGTTGGATATTGCTAAAGGATATAAAGATTTAAACACAAAAGAAGAAAAATCAGTGACTTTTACAGACTCTGAACAGCGAAGGTTAGCGAGTGAACTTGTAGATGAGGCTGAATCTAAGGGGTTATATGGTAATTATGCTTGGGAATACGCCGTTAAAGAAGGGAATAAACTCGGAGTCGCCATTGAAACTGGCTCACCATTTGTAAATTCCATCCGAACAAGATTCGGGATGAGTTCTGAAGCAGAGAAAAAAGCTGGTGACAAATAAAACAAAAAGTATATGGGGTTGTTAGAGGATGCGCGTAAAAAAAACAGTTCAGGCTCATTATTGCGTAAATATAGGTCAAAGTTTGATATTTCTGACGACTCAATAAATGAAACCCTATCATCCATAAAGACAACAATGGAAAATGATAGGCTTAAAACAGTTTATGAATCTCAGGGTGTTGGCGATGTACAAAACCAGATAGCAGAAAAAGAAAAACCAGCCGAAGGGTTCCTTGGCGTTGGTTTATTTTCTGGTGCACAGCGAGATTATCGAGACATATTCAAAAGAGAAGAAAAAGATAGTGAATATAGAAGCCAAATAGAAAAAAACGTAAAGACAATTTCTGAGCTGCTCAAAAAGAAAAAGGAGAATCCAGACAAAGCGAATGATTACAATGTAATGGTTCAGGCTTTGCAGGATAAAAATAAAATGCTTGTTGAAGCTACTGGGGGGAGTCTTGCTGATTTGAATGATAAAAATATAAATCTCTTCGGATTAGATACGGGAATAAATAAGAATCTTGCTCTTCGTTCTGTCGAGACCGCTACCGATGTTATGCCATTTGGTGCCGGGATTACTCAGGCAGGGAGAGCCGTTCTTAAATCTGGAACAAAAGCTGTTATTGGCTCGCTTGCAAAGGAAGGCGCTGCAACTGGTATCATCGGTGGTGCAGCTACGGCAGGACAAAGAGAGAATACTACTCTAAGTCAGTTCCTCGGTGATGTCGCTACCTCGGCAATTGTTTCGGCAGCTACTACGGTCGGACTTGGGCTTGGTATGAATAAACTCGGAGATAAAGTTGGTAATTGGCTTCGTGGCGATAAAGTCGATTTTACGCCAAAAGAGAAAGATGCTCTCGCTGATGTTCCAGAGTTGCAAGATGAGGCATTATTCGAGCAAGCCGGAATAGAATCTCCTATTAAAAAGACGGATGATGATTTGATGAGCGAGACAGTTTCTTCGACAAATAATCCAGAAACTATTGCAGAAATACTTAAAACAAAAATACCTGACGAGCAAACAAGAGCAAAAGTTTCAAAACAGCTCGAAGTCATTGAAGACCCTGATGAAGTAAAGCGAATCATTGACTCCTACGACCCCGTAAAAATACGGGAAGATTTGGCATTGAAAATTGCAACGACTGACAACGAGAAACGAATTGCAAGCTTCTTGAAAGGAATCGTTTCTGACGATGATATTCCAACACTTTCCAGAACCATGAAAGGTATGGAAGACGAGACACAGATTATGAAACTGCTCGATGAGTTTCAGATAAAAGGAGAGTCAGTGATTGAATCTCCGAAGGTTGATGTTACTCCAGTGGAAAATGTTACTGATACCAAGACTGTTGAGAAGAAAAATATTCCAGAATCCCCTCTCCTTAAAGAATCAAAGATTGGAGACGTTTTGACTCAAGTAAATAAGGGTGGTGAATTAATTGACGTAACAAGAGAAAATTACTCTAAATATAGAGATATTCTTCCAAGAAGAACAAGACAAGAACTAGATACAAAAGCACAATACAATCCTGAATGGAACAAAGGGAAACAAGCACAGGGAGGAGCAGAATCCACTCTCCTCCAAGAAGCCAAGAAATACTCTACACCAGAGGAGTTTGTGAAGGCACAGGGGACGCCTGAATCACGATTTGAATATCATTTATCTACAGACGGTAAATTGCCAGAAGGAAAAACATTTGGAGATTTGCCGAAATCCAACGAAGCTGGTGTAAGGGGCGGGTCAGGAAGTGAAGTCTTTTCATCAAAGAATCCTGCTATATGGCACTCACAGCTAGGATATGAAGGGCTTGGAAAAACTCCAGACAATGTTTATTTAGTTGAAGTCAGGAATCCTCAAACCACAAAAATTCAGGTAGAGGGAGGTATACCGAAATCACTGCAAACCTCTAATCTTCCTTCAGATGTAAGAATAGTTAAAAACCTCGGCAAAGTAGACGGCTCATTTGATGCTGGACTATTTGAGTTTAAGAAAGATAAGGCACTCACCGACCTCTGGAAACAAGCACAGGGAGAAAAAAAAATATCTAAAAAAACTACGAAACCAGAGCCAAAAAAAGAAGAATCAAAATCGGACAAGCCGGATAAAAGCGGTCTCGTAAAAACACTAGAAAAAACAGCAGAAAATCGTGGTGTGAAGCTCAAAAAAGAGGAAATACCGAGATTGGCTTCAAAAATGAAAATGGATGATGAAACGAAGAAGGCTTTCAAGTTTTATGCTGAAGACCCGCAAAAAGCAATAGAAATGGCAATAAAAGGCGAGGCTCCAGAAGGTGTTCGTGTTGGTTCGCTGTATACTACTGTTCGTGACACCGCTATCGTCCAGAACGATATTGATACATTGTACAGGCTTCGCTCTGCCGGAGAAGCAAAAGGAGCGATTGAAGCCGCCGCTGAAGCTGGACGTGATGTCAAGGCATACGATTCGGCCATTATGTCTGACCCAGTAAAAATAATGCGCGAAGTTGACGACCTGAAAAAACAAATTGCTGAAAAATCAGGTGTTGACATTAAAAAAGATGTAAAAAGTGCGGAAGAGGAAATAGTAACATTCATCGAAAAAAATACCTCAACTGATGCTGATTTATCGAAACTTGTACAAAAAATAACCTGTTGATTATGGCTAATACCTGGTGTCTCGTAAAAAATAAATCTGAAGAGCTGCTTTCTAAAATAAAAAGCGGAGAACTTGGATATGCGAAACTTCGAAAAATGGAAAGCGAAGCACGTTTTGATTTGTTCAAGAAAGAGCTTGGAATCAGCGATGCCGATGCGAAACGAATGAATGTCTTGTTTGAAAAGAAATTACTGCAACGAGATTTCTTCAAAGGAATGGATGCCTGGGCATCAAAGGTTTCAGGAGTACCGAGTAAGCGACTAGAGGCTATCAGAAAGAATATTGCAAAACACAAAGCTGATAACATATCCAGAATATTCAATCCGAAAGATGGACAAAAATTTCTTTCTGAACTTGCTGAACAAAAAGTAGGTGTCGGTTTAACACGAGAAGAAGCTGAGGTTATATTCAAGCTCTCCAAAGAGGTGAATGTCGGAGAAAGTGCTTTTGATAAGAAGTACATTAAAGGAGTAATTGAAACAGCAAGAGGCACAAAAATCGGCACTGAAAATGCTAAATTACTTGATTCTATACTTGGAAAACTCGAAGAGGCCGAAATAACCGGACGCACAAAGAAATTCCTGTCATCTAACGCCTGGAGAGACTTGCGGAGAGTTATGACAGATGGAATACCTGATGATGCTAAAAAGCTCGTTAATGAGCAGATTGAACGTGTATTGAAAGAACGAACTAGCAATAATTATGGTGCATCACGTTCTCAACTAGAAGAAATTATAGGGCAATTAAAACTTGATGCAGAGGGTACTTATAGTGGAGAACTTGAACTATTGAAAAAGAACAAAGGAGTTAATGAAATTTTCGCGCTTACAAAGCGTGGAATAGTAGACGCTTTTAGCTTAATGAAAGCGATGAAAGGGTCTTTCGACGTATCTGCCATTGGCCGACAAGGATTGCCTGTGCTTACTTCTGGGCATCCGAAACAGTGGCTTGACCTCATCGTAAACCAGGCAAAAATTTTCAAGAAATCGTTTGATATGCGAAAAGCGGGTGTTGGTGATAAAGTGCTAACAGTTATTCGTTCAGATATAAACAATCGGCCGCTTGGCCGTCTCGGTATTTATGACCGGATGAAAGTCGCTATAGGAGGGCGCGAAGAGCAATTCGCGTCAACAATCGCTGATAAAATACCACTGATAAAAGAATCATCAGAGATGTTTACTGGTGGCCTATGGATGGCTCGGGCTGACCTAGCTGATAAACTCTATCTCCAAATGATAAAGGACTGGAAAGACATTGGAACAGATATTCTCTCATCAGAAAATACGAAACTTTTTGACGAAGAATTACTTCGGATTGGACGGCGCATAAACTCGATGACTGGACGTGGAGACCTATGGATGGGGAAAGCAAGCGGTGTCACAAACGCTGCTTTGTGGTCTCCGAAGTTCCTACAGTCGAATCTCGATAAGCTCTCTGGGCATATTCTTGATTCAGATATGATGAAGAGTCCTGTGCAACGAAAACGATTATTCAAAGAATGGGCTACTCGCTTGTCAGCGACTGCTGGTGCTATGACTATTGGCTCAATGCTTTTAAAAGATGAAAATGCAGTTGAATATGACCCATCTAGTTCAAAATTTGGCACTATAAAAGGCATAGATGTCACGGGTGGAATGGGTGGGTATATAACATTATTCACCAGATTATTTGGCGTTCCGTTTGGGATGGAAATAAAAAGTTCGTCTACCGGAATAAAAGCGCCGGCAAGTAATTATAAGAATGGTGTAACCAGTATTCTTTCAGATTTTGTTGAGGGGAAAACATCACCCGGCTCAAGGTTTATTCTCGACTATCTCGAAGGATATAATTTTGATGGACAATCAACGCGTTGGGATAGTGAAAATAAAGAACGAACAATCGGAATTTGGACAAAGGGAATATTCGCTCCTATACCATTGGAAAACTATGTAGAGGCGTATAATGAAAATCAGCCAGATAATCTCGGCGACGCTCTCAAGCTATTTAACATCGCTATGCTTGCTGATATTGGAGGATTCTCGAATAAAAATGGTGTGTATGTCATGTCATGGGAACAAAGACAGTCGAAAGAAATGCTTCAATTCAAGGAAAAAGTTGGAACTAAAAAGTTTCTTGAAGCGAACAAGGAATATGCGAATGAGATGAAAAAGAATATACCAATTCTTATAAAAAATAGCGTATTCAATAAGCTTGATGATAAACAGAAAAAGTCGAGAGTTGATAGTCTGAACAAAAGAACAAAAGAGAAGATATTCGAGAAATATGGTTTCGAGTATGAGTCAGATGTTGATGAAATTACAGACGAGATGGAATTATCAGTAGAAGAAGTAGATAATGAAATATCAAAACTCATCGGAGAGTAAGATTTCTGATAAACATTGTCAAAATACGAGATTGATGGTATGATGAATCGTATACAAAAATAAAAATGAAAGAACCACAATTCGATTTTAAAGCTCTAGCAAAGCAAACTTTCAATGATTGGAAGAGATTCTTCCGAGATAATTTTGTATTTACGAAAGTAATAAACACAAAGGAAATTTCCGAACCGATTGTTGACGCAATAAAGAACAAAGAAATCCCTGTCGTTTCTGCCGAAGAAATATCATCTCCTATCGTTGATGCACTTTATAAAGTGCAGGAATCAGTTGAGATGAAGGAAGGAATCGAAGAAGTTACGGTAAAAAATATAGGAGATGCGAAAGCGGATATGACGGAAGTTGTATCTGTTTTGGAGAATATACGAGACAAGGAATATCCTGCTTTCCCTGAAATACCAGCGCAAAAAGAATCAGTAAAAATTGATGGTGAAGTCGTTATTTCAAAACCATCATGGTTTAAGCCTGTTGATTTATCTGAAACAAATAAGACGCTGAAAGAAATAGCAAAAAAGGAATACCCAGAATTTCCGAAGTTTCCAGAATTTCCATCTTTTTCTGACATTTTCCAAAAAGCACTATCTCCAATAAAAGATGTGCTTGAAAAAATACTTGCGAAACCAGAAAAGGAGAATCCACCTTTTGAATTTGACGAGTTTGGTCGTGTGAAAGTGAATGTCGATAGGGCTGGTGGTGGTGGAGGAAACCCATCAGTCATGCTTGAAACAAAAAATGGTGAAATTTTGAACCCAGCCACCGAAGAAACCCTTCAAGAAATAGAATCTACTCTATTTTGGTTGCGAAGAATCAGCAAACAATTAGAACCGTCATCAGCAGCAGACTCACAGAACAGGCAAAGAGTAGCTGTCGATTACATCACTGGAACAACGCTTGGCTCTTCTATAGCTGGGCCGACAACCGGTGGCGGAACTCCGATAGTCAACGTACCCACACCATATGCGCCTACTAATCCAACATCAACAACGTATTGGCAGCAAGTATGGGTTGGCCCAGTAGACCAAAGATGGCAAATAGCTGACCAGGCTCGGAACGCATACGCAAACGGTATAAGGTCTAATCTTTCATTTTCATAATATGGAACAGATTATAACAACTACAGAAGATGAGATAAAACAGCTCCAAGCAGAGTATGAGGCATTAGGAACTCCTCAATGCACTCATCTCGTGTGTCATTCCTGCCTGTTAAATATAGAAAATGAGGCGAAAGAAAAGCTCAGAATACAGATGATTATAAATGAGAAAAACAGTTTTATTGAGAAATTAAAACAATATGGCATTAACTAACAACCTCAAACCACAAGTTGATTTACCTGTATGGGAATGGTGCAGATTTGCGCCTGCTTCATCGACTGCTATATCCTGTCTTACTACTCCGAAAATTCCTGGAAGATATTTATATTATCAGGTTTCTGGTGCGTTGTATCGCTACAACACAGTGACAGATTCTTGGCACCAACTTCAATCATGCCTCAATACAACGCCAACAATCATGGCCGCTAATGCATATTCTTCAGCAGTCGGGCATTATGGGAGAGCCATTGGTTCAGGTGGAAGTAGCAATACGATACAACTTGCTGGACTAAGTGGAAATACGTTGGTTGGCTATAAAATTCGTATTATCGCTGGAACTGGAGCTGGTCAAGAGCGCACGATAACAGCTGTCGCGAATCCAGTTATTCACGAAAGAGGAGTAGCTACTACTGCCGGTGCATCCGCTATAACTGATGCTTCAACTGGAGCAGGATTGAAACAATGGAAAGTAAACCAGTGGAGAGATTACCAAATACGAATTGACTACGGGACAGGAAGGACTATATGTAAACCAATTCTGTATAATACAGCGAATATTATTACATGGTCTGACGCGACACTTTTGACGGTAAATCCATGGTCTTCTAATTTTGCGTCTCCAACTCCATCTGCTACTGCTGGTGTACAATCTCTATACGTCATTGAGAGCCATATCGTAACAGTGGATACGAGTTGGGCCACAAACCCAGACTCAACATCTCAATTCGTCATCCTCAGTGGTGGGATATGGACTGTTACACAGGGCAATACATCATCTCCTTTCTTCTGTTTACAATATTACGATGTACTCGCTGACCAGTGGTATGGCAAAAGTTCTCAAGCTGGAATAAAGGCGGCTGTTTTTTTGGCTGCGTCTGACTTATCTCTTGAAGTAATAACTGAGGCCGGAGGAGCAGTTGTATCAGAAGCAACAGCTACGAGTGCGACAGCAAGAAGCCTGACTAACTCTGGGCTTTCCATGACTCCGATGCAATATGCTAACTTTGAAATTCGTATCACAAGTGGCACTGGTATCGGACAATCTCGTAGTATTTTGAGTAATACAGCAACAAAATTTAATGTGACTGCTGATTGGGACACGATTCCAGATGCTACTTCAAAATATGAGATATGGCGTGACACTGGTAAATTATGGATGATAGGTGGTGGAGATTCCGGAATGTTGCAGTATAGCCTTGAATCTGACCAGTGGACAACAGGGAAGCAGCTTGATTATGGACAAGTACAACATCTTTCGGCAACAAGAAGTGGTCAGCGACCGTATGCTTTGACTTCCATCACAAGGACAGCCACGGGAATCACTGTATTAAATGGAACACCTACAGCCGGAGGTTCTGGGTATAATGTCAATGATATTTTGACTATTACGACTGGCGGTTCTGGTGGAACGGCTCGTGTTCTGAGCGTTGGGTCTGTTGGAGAAGTACTCTCTGTATCACTCGAAACATGTGGGACAGGGTATACTACAGGCGCTGGTAAAGCTACCACTGCATCTCCAGCCGGAGGAACTGGGTGTACATTGAATATCACAACTGTTGATTTTACAGAATTGTGCGTCACACCGCTCTCTCATAACTTCTCGATTGGAGATACTGTCACTATTTCTGGTGCTACGGGTACTGGAGCAGCTAACTTTAATGGTGTAAAAACCATAATTGGGACTCCTTCTGGCACACAATTCAGCTATTGCACTGGAGGAGACCCAGGAGCGGCGACCGCAACTGTAGCTGGGACAATTTCTACTACAACATTATTCGATTGTACGAAAAACTGGAATGTTAATGAGCATGTTGGTAAAATAGTCCAAGTTTCCAACAACGTTTTATTAGCGACTAGCGCTCAGCAAAGAGTAATTGTCTCTAACACTGCAAATTCTTTGACATGGACTCTTGCCATGTCAGCATCAACTCCAGCGAACGGTACGTATAGATATGTCATTTTTGATAGAAAAGCATTCGGAGTAGAACAAAGCTCAGAAGGAATTATAGGAGGTGGAACGGAAGGATTCGCAACAGGAGGTTCTACAACGACTCTCGTCGATTCAACTAAAAACTGGCAGATAAATTATTTCTCAAAAGTTATTGGAAGAAAAGTGAGAATAGTAGAAGGAACTGGCGTAGGAAATGAAATGACCATTGTATCAAACACAGCAACGACTCTCACGTATACTACTCAATCATTTACTCCTGATACTACAACTCGTTATGAGATTATGGAGACAGTAGGTATGGTGAGTGCAGCTGGCGGAATCACCACTGTCGCATCCGCTCCTACAGCAGGAGGTACTGGATACGCTGTTGGAGATATATCAGCAGTAACAGGAGGAACAGCTAGAGTACAAGTATTATCTGTATCAGGAGGAGTTGTCCAGACAATTAAATTAGTTGATGGTGGAGCATCAGGATATACAGTGACTTCTGGTGTAGCGACAACGAATGTCGTTGGGACAGGGACTGGTCTCACTGTAAACGTCACAGCGATTACAGCCGTTGGTTCCACTACTACGCTCACAGATAACACAAAGAACTGGGGAGTCAATGTATTCGCAGGAAAGAGAGTGCGCCTTGAATCAGGGACGGGCGTTGGACAGGAGTTCCCAATTGTATCAAACACAGCAACAACGCTTACTTATGCAGCTATTACGACAGCCCCAGATAGTTCAACCGCATACTCTATTCTCAAATCTTCACCAAAAAGTTTTGGTTTACATCTCGATATAATATATGACTCAACAGATACATCAATCAACCATAAGTACATGTATTCATTCTCTGGGTCAGCTACTCCAGAATTATCTAGGTACAATATAACCAACGAACAGTGGGAATTATTATCGTACTTCCCGCAGACTGAAACTCTCACAACTGGTGCGATGTACGCTTACGATGGTGAGGATAGGATTTATATCAATCTATCTACCACAGCTGGATTGACAGGAAGAATGGTGTACTATGATTTGGTTAAAAATATATTCGTTCCATCTTCAACTATTCCATACGGTCATTCAACTGCCGTATCTGGGAACAGAATGGAAATTATCACAACCTCTGATGGTCTCAAATATCTCTATGTCATGAGACATTCAGCCCAAGAAATGTGGAGGACTCTGATATTCTGGTAAAAAATATGTGTACAAAAGAAGAAGTTAGAGCTGTCGTTACAGAAGAGATGGTCTCTCTCAAGGAGGAGATTTTTACGCATATCAATAAAAGATTTGCTGACTTTCCAGCACACATGGTATCTGCTCAGACCACGGTCGATGAACTCTGCAAACTACGAAACTGGCAGCACGAACACGATGAAGCTCAAAAAGCACGGGATATTCTCAGACTTAAAAGAGAGGAAACAGATGCACTTTGGAGACAAGAGATGATTGAGTTTTCAAAGGACATGAAACGGGCTATGTTCGGGGATAAGCAAACTGGAGAAATGGGAATGGTAAGAGAGCATAAAATTGTTTTCGATAAGATGATTGGTTTTAAAGGAGTGGAAGGTTTCTTTAAGTGGTTTTTGTTATCAGGAGGAGTTGTTGGATTGCTCTTTGCTTTGTTCCAGAAATTTTGACTTTTAGTTCATAAAATGCTATACTACAGTTAGTTATTTCACAGGAGAAAACAAAATGCGAAATTTCGCAATCATCAAGTTCCGGTGTTACAAGCGCCGGCATCCAACGCCTTTTTCAAGGAGGAAAAAGTGAACATCATGACAGCGGCCGAGTTTGCCGAGATGGTTGCTTCGTTTGCACATCAATGCTCGGTATGCGGACACACCGAAAAAGCACATCGGGTATTCGCAGATGGTTCAGTCACCTGTTCGCCGGCTTGTACCGAAGCCAAGAACGATGCTCTCAGGGAAGAAATCAATGAAGCCTACTAGCCCGGAACGATTCTCTCTCCTCGACAGAACCGGGGGAGACGGAAAACGCCTCTGCACCATTTGCGGTTCGCTCACTGAGCCTGCCGATGTTTGGGCAGACGGCACGCACACCTGCAGCAAACGCTGCTCCGAAGTGAAGCGATACAACGTGTCCATCCTCGAAAAAGGGGTGTTCGCTGGTCAATCGTACCGCTCGCAAGCTCGTGCATGACTCATTCGCCGGATGCACCAATCCGGCCTTTCTCCCACAATATCGCTCTCCTCGGCTTTGTGGGAGAAGGGGTGATAATTAGTAATTCAAGCCTATAAATGTCAATAAAACTTATCCACGGAGACTGTTTAGAGGAAATGAAGAAGATACCCGATGGGAGTGTTGACCTTGTTTTGACCGATCCTCCATATGGCACAACTGCTTGTAAGTGGGATAGTGTTATTCCTTTAGACAAAATGTGGGAACAGTTGAAACGGGTTATTAAACCTAATGGGGCTGTTGTTTTGTTTGGGAGTCAACCATTTACGAGTGTTTTAGTGTGCAGCAACTTGAAGATGTATAGACACCAGTGGATATGGAACAAGAACAATTCAGCGGGGTTTGCTACTGCGAAAATAAGACCTTTTGCGGTTTGTGAAGATGTCTTAGTTTTCGGTGTAAATAAGGTTAAGTATTATCCCCAAATGACCAAAGGAAAGCTTAGAAAAAAGGGCGGGTATTCATCTAGTGATAATTACAACATAAAACCGTCTGTAAGTTATAATGATGAATATTACCCTAAAAACTTACTAGACTACAGCAACGCATCTCAAGTTGGTAAGCTACACCCAACTCAAAAACCAGTAGCCTTGATGGAATATCTAATCAAGACATACACAAACGAAAACGAAACAGTTCTCGACTTCACAATGGGAAGTGGAACAACAGGAGTAGCTTGTAAAAACCTCAACCGAAACTTCATCGGAATCGAACTCGACAAAGGATACTTTGATATAGCTAAAAGACGGATAGATAGCACTGAAGCAATTCGTTGTTCTTGATTGTTTTGATTGTCCTATTTTTTATTGTATGAAACAAAAAACAGTCATATTCAATGGGCGAGAAGCCCTCATTAAAGACCTAAAAAAGCGGAGAGACCAAACCATTTGCGGTTCGCTCACTGAGCCTGCCGATGTTTGGGCAGACGGCACGCACACCTGCTCCAAGGCTTGTGGAGAAGTCAAGAGATACAACATGAGTATCCTTCAAAAAGGACAATTTTCAGGTCAATCGTATCGCTCCCAAGGAGCAAGAGGTTGACCAATTCGGCAGAACTCGATTCTGCCTCTCTCGCTGGCTATAGCAGCTCCTAGGTGGCTCTTCCGAAAGGAAGCATCTAGCGAGAGGGGAAAGAAGGAGCGGGGATTCATCACGACTCCCACCATAGGGACGCCCCGCCTTCCCTTTAAGTTGTAAACTACGTTCAAAAAAGTTGTAAACAAGTTGTCAACTAATTTAAAAATTTTTATACATTATCCAAATAACTATGACATCACACAATCGAAAATCTACGAAGAAAGATGATAATAGTTTTTTCTCACTCAAAGAGAATCCAAAAGGAGCTTCTGTTGGGAACTTCGTTGCGAACATGAAAGAAGTAGCCAAAATCCCAAGTAAGATTAAAGAGGCTCTGAGCAAATCGTCGAAGAAGAAACGACGGTAAATGAGCACAAAAAAGCACAAAATTTGTGCCTATCCAAACAAATTAACACAAAAAAGAGTATTTCTTGTTGATATGAAACATCTGGATTTATTTTCTGGTATAGGAGGGTTCGCACTAGCGGCAGACAGGGTGTTTGGAAACGTAGAGCATATTTTCTGTGAGATAGACCCATTCTGTCAGGAAGTATTAAAAAAACATTGGCCTCAATCAAAAATCTATGGAGACATCAGGACGCTTACTCATGACACCGAAAGCAGGGGACGCAGACTTCGGACTTCCGAGGACGACTGGAAGGCCACCCCACAAGAGCACCCATCTAGCGACTCAACTTTTCTACTCACAGGCGGATTCCCTTGCCAGCCCTTCTCCCAAGCTGGACGAAGAAAAGGAACGGATGACGACCGCCACCTCTGGCCTGAGATGTTTAGAGTTATACGAGAGTTCAAGCCGACATGGGTCATCGCTGAGAATGTGCGTGGAATCCTTACTATCGAGCAAGGCATGGTATTCGAACAAGTGTGCCTTGACTTGGAAGGAGAAGGCTACGAAGTCCAACCGATTATTATTCCAGCTGTCGCCGTCAACGCACCGCACCGAAGAGATAGGGTCTGGTTTGTTGCCAACCGCAAGAGCACAAGAGCCAGGAGCAACAACCAAAGGTTACGGCAAGAGTTTATCGGAAACAGTGGAAGGAAGGGAACAGCTTTTGCCGACACCGGACGTATCGGACAGGCGGAGCAACAACAGCAAACAGCAGGGCGTGAGCAATCTTGTTTCAAGGCTGATACCCACTTGCCAATCAAGGGACGGACGGGGAGCGGCGGTGAAGACAAGGGACGACATCGACAGTCTGATAGAAATGGGAGCGACCAAAGGTGGGACTGGAGTAAAAACTGGATTGAAGTTGCAACCGAATTTTGTAGCGTGGATGATGGGCTACCCGCAGAACTGGGCGACTTTACCTGCACCAAAGCCCAGCATAGAAATAGACAATTAAAAGCTTATGGTAATGCTATTGTCCCTCAAGTCGCTGCACAGATAATGCAATCCATAGCATATAATCAGTAACACAATCCTATAAATGTCGAATCAACCGCTTTACGAATCGTCCAACGATTCCACGAACAAAAAGAAGAGAGTATGCTCAGGAAAGAGAAGCACCTTGAGCACCAACTTATCCTTGCTCGCTGCAGGGTGTGGGTTATTGGTACTTTGTTTTTCCTTCTTTACTTGGTTTTGGTACTTGGCAAGCTTCTGGGTGGTATCCATTTAGTCGCAAGGACGACGAATATTTTATGAAAATAAAAATATGTTTAAGTTTATTACCGGAGCTGATATTCAAGCTAAACTCCAAAAGGTGCTCGCTGGACGGAAAGACCCAAGAACTGAGGAGCCGAAACCAATTAAAAAAAAGTACATCGAAAAGTGGCGCAGACCGGATTACGTCCCGAAAATCGAAGAAAAAATAGTCGAAAGTTTAGATGATTCGAGTTTTGGAGTAGAAGAATTTCGACACATGATTAAAAATCGTTGTTTCCTGTGCGAGAAGAAATTCAAGAATAATTGGACGAATTATCTGGTGCGGGGGAATACCTGTATCCCGTGTAATACTCGGATAAACAATAAACTCAAACACCGATGCTAAAGTCATACATACAACCAGACAGAAAGTTTGATGGAAAGCTCTACAAAGCACGCAAAGTTGTCGTCGATGAGAAACTCCTGGAGCGACTCAAAAAAGTACCAGAGGCAATCGTTATATCGTCATTTCGTACACTAGAAGAGCAAAAAGTGATGGTTGCTAAAGGAGCCTCAAAAACGCTTCAATCAAATCATCGGAGAGGGATGGCGGTTGATTGCGTCAACTGGGAGTCAATCCAAGATAAAATGCGAGCTGTCGGGCTTATCAATGACATCTCATGGGATAAAAACCATTTTGCATACGATGGAGAAACAAAAGCGGCTAAATATCCGCTCTATAATATAGATAATTCAACACCAGTTGACGTAACAACGGAAACGCTAGAAAAAAAACCTATGAACAAAGATTTAGTGAAGATTTTAAGCGAAATTTGTGGAGAAGATTTCGGCAAAGACCTGAATGAAAGTGAACAAAAAGATGCAGCGAAGAAGTTGAAAGAGATTAAAGGAGAAATTGCTCTAAATCAGCTTCTCGAACAAACCAATCAGAGCCTCTACGAAGAGAACATCAGACTGACTGATAAACTCGCTTCCGTTCCAGTGGCGAAAGAACAAGTTGCGCTCACGTTTGACCCAGTGACGAAGGGGAAAATCTCCAAAGGTGCGGCTATATCTATTGGAGCCGGAACACTAACATATCTTATACAATCAATTTCAGGAATGGATTACGGTGTGTATACGCCGATGATTGTGATTATCTGTGGAATAGCTATCAATACTCTCAAGGAGTATGTGACAGGGAAATAAAATGTTTGAAAAACTAGGCTTTTGAAGCGACCTTTGCGGAGGTCGTTTTCTTTTACCAAACTTTTCCGCATCTCCGGCAATATCTACAATTAGCACCTCTGTGCATTGAGTAAACATAGTCATGCAAACAAAGGAATTGTTTAATGTCTATGAGTAAGAGATGCCATTTTATTTTAAATGAGTTTTTCATACCATTTTCTTAATTAAGTAAAAAATAAACACAACAAATAAAATACAGAAAACTATATATTGAGCTGTACCAATCTGTGACGGCTCCACCTGCATGGCATATCCATGAGTAGCTACATACGATGTGTGTGGCATAGTTATTTCTTTTTACTTTTAAGAAGGTTACTAAAATGACTAAATGCCTCATCATAACCGCGTCTTGATTCGTTGCTTCTAGTATCGGGGTCATACATTTCGTTCATCTCTTCAATCAACTCATCTATCAGGGCGTTTCTTACAAGTCTCAGCCTTTCTTCTCCTTCTCTAGCTATGATAGTAGCTGTCAAGGTGTCAGGATTGGCGTTTCTTTCTGAGACTGGTTTAGCAACCTCTTGGTCTTGGTTGGATGGTTCCAGACACTTACAGCAGATAGGTTCATTTAGGCAATAATGGTGTTCACATTCCTTCTCAATCACTATGCTCTTCTCCTCAAACACATGCTTATCTGCCGTCCGTCCACTTACTGAGCAGTAGTTAGGGTCTTGGTAGGTTGTTCCGCAGTTATTACATGGCTTTTTTTTAGTGAAAGATTCACTAATCTTCCCTAGCACTTTTCCTTTGTAGGTAATTTCTACTTCATTATCTTGGTATTGGTCGGAACAACTATTCAACATCTTTTCTTTCTGCCATTTCAAACAGTTACTTTTGAACATTTGGTGTTTTTCACAGAACTCATCCTCTATGCTCTCTTCCTTCTCATACTGCTCATCAAGGAACCTTGTAATAGCGTAGACTCTTCCCCATAGAGGCGCAACATCCTTATCAGATGTGTACATGAAGTTTTCGTATATGTCTTCTATAATTTCGCTTGGTTTCATTCTTGGTTCTCTTGGCATAGTTGAGTGTGTTAGAGGTCTTTTTTTGTTAGTATTTGAGGCGGTTTCGGTCCGAATCTCTCCTCTAATTGCTTTTCTACTTGTACCTGTACCATGTACTCGGTAGTAGGAGTGCAATCATCTACGCGGAAGATTTGAGTTTCCTGTTTCATACTTGAGTGTCTTTATTTCTTTACCTCGTTAATTCTTTTGATGAGTTCTTGGCGACAGGAGTTCCAGCCGTCATTCCATCCTTGAATCATTACATCTTCTCCAAATCTTCCTTTCTCCTCCACCACCACCTCATCCAGTAGAGATATGAGAGTGGATTTGAGGAAAATAAGTGACTCTTCTGGCTCAACATCCTTATTCCAATAGGTAGTAGATTTAGTCCCTGGCACAGCTATTTCTGTTGGATGGACCGTCCATAGAAATCTGTTTCTAAATTCCTTTAATGCTTCGGATAGATTTTTCATAGCGTCTTGTACTTAGAGAGTAGAGCTTCTTTTATACGTTTTGAATTTTCACACTCGATACAGCCTTCGATGTACCTTCCACTTCCAACGCTTACCCAGTATTTTTCCCATCCGTCAAGCATTTGGCTAGTATCTATGTCAACGGTAAGAGCCTTAAAGATTCTTTCCTTCTCCTCCTCAATCTTACTAAGGAGTTCTGCTTTGGCTTTTTCAATTTCTTCGATACAGATAGGAAACGCATTTAGACCGCCAGCCATCTGCCCCTCTAAGTAGCTCTCTTCTTTCTCTGCTAAACATTCGTCATTTAACTTCTCTGCGGCTTTTGCTAGTGCTTTTTCGAAATTCTCTTCCTTTAAAATGTCTTGGATGTCAGATAGCATTTCATCCATTACAGGGGTACTAATAGCATTGTGTCCGCCTGTATTAGCCCCTTCCCATTTTCTGCGGAATGTTTCCACCCACTCTGGTTCATTGGTCATAGGTTTATTTTGTTAGACGGATTTAAAAATTAGAGAACCAATAATATCCAGAATGATAACCTCTATACACACCGACAGTATTGGCCGTTCCACTGCCTATCCATTGTGGGAAAATTTTATATCCAATCATAGTTGTTTTTTATTGATGATGATGGACTTGTGGGGAGTGGAGGCTAATCTTAGGCAGAGCTATGTACACTTGCCATGCGACCTCGTCCGTCCCCCATCAGCCCACCATCTACATTCCATCTAATTATTTGAGTTAGACCATTTCGTATTGGCTACTACCTAGTATCTTTGCCATTCTTTCTGACGCTCTTCTATTTGAGCAGTCCGAAAAAATGAGAGTATCCACTGGTTTTCCTTTCAGGGTAATATCGTAAGCAAATGCAACATAACCGCTAGCGTCCTGTGTTATTCTCATTTCTACTTTGTCGTATTGAAGTTTCGTTCTCATAAACATTTATCTTATTTATTACATTCCCTCTATTCCCCTGAGAAAGGCAGTGATTTATTAAGCTCCTGTAACTCCTGACTCATTAGGTTGCGTTGAGCCACCATCATTGAGTACCAATCCCTTGATAGCCCACATAGCCGATGTCTCAAGCTCTGTGATAGCCACGGAGCGCTGGCGTGATGCTGGTAGGGTGAGTATAAACTTATGCAATGCTGTATATGCCTCTCGTACTTCCTGAATAAGAGGAAGCATACTCTCCGCTGGCTTGAAATATCCAAATGGATTTACTTCTGTTGCGACTTTTGGTTCTTCGTATTCCATAGATTTATTGTCTTGCCACATTCTCAGGAGGATAGAAGGAATGTATTTTTAATTTACTTTAGTAGTTATATTTTCCGTTGAACAGCTCGCTCTCAAAGTGGAAGCCACTTGCAGTATCCGTTAGCCCGATATACCCACCAATTATAGGTAAATCTATCGTTATAAAGACACCAGGAACATATCGCACTAAAAATCCAAACTGCCAGCTCAATGATATTGTAAATTTATATTGTCCCATAGGAATATATTTTAATGAGTACTTGCGTAAACTGCTGCCCATGCTACACCGACTATCATCATGCAAACTGCTATTCCCTGTATTGCTTCTGAGTCCATAAACGTATTAGTTATTTACTTAGAGATTTCTTGTGTTACCTAGTCTTGACAAAACATTCTTCGCACAGCGTCACGATACAGTTATCATCGGCTGATTCTTCAAACTTCTTGCTGTCCCACTTTCTTCGGTAATACTGTTTCATTCCCAACTTCCCGATAGCGTGGCAAAGTTCGCATTGAACGTCTGTCCAGCAATCAGATTTTTCCCAGTGGTATTTCATATCCTTTTCTCTAGTTAGGGGTGGTTAGAATATTCTGTGCATTCACCTCAACACATTGCGTGCAAGAATGTTCAGGAATTTCATGGTCTATTTCATTGGTATGGAGAGGTGGGAGAGGAATTTCTTCCCAAATCATTGATTTATTCTTGCCCAACATAAACACCCGTCCTTTATTAGTAAGAACAGTTGGATATCCATTTATATCTGCTATTTGAATGATTTTTTCCATATATTTTTTATTCCTCAACCAACTTATACCTCTTACCGTTCACAACTGCATAATTTTCTGAAGCAGTAATGACCTCTGAAACTGAACCAGTAAGCTGTGAAATCTCACGTTCTTTTTCGGGAACGTAAACCACGAACTTCCCATCAATCACTCCGCACGGATACAAGCCAGCTTCCCAGAGAGGAATGAGGTTGATGAAGTTGCCATTCGGATACTTGGCTTTGTAGTCGTCCAGGTTAAGAGCGAGAACATCAGAGGCACCCCTTGCCGCATCCCTTGCCGCATCCCATGCCGCATCCCATGCCGCATCCCTTGCCGCATCCCATGCCGCATCCCTTGCCGCACCCCTTGCCGCATCCCTTGCCGCATCCCTTGCCGCATCCCCTGCCGCTTCCCCTTCCTCATCCCTTGCAACAACTCCTGATATTTCCGCTACTACACCCGTATCAACAACCTCAAGAATTTGCTCTACTTCTGTAACTACAATTCTCTATTGCATCTACTTTTCTA